CCGGCGACGAGAACGCAGCGCGCGACGTGCGAAACTTCTTCAACGCGGCCAACGTGGTCGCCTCGGCGCTTCGCTCGGCGGTCGTGCTGAACCATCACGTCGGGCACGGCGACGGGGCGAAGGCTCGCGCTCGTGGGTCGAGTGCCTTCAAGGCGTCGCTCGACGCATCCATCATGGTCGCGAAGGCCGACGACGGGACCATCGAGCTGAGCTGCGCGAAGATGAAGGACGCCGAGGCACCTGCGCCGATGTTCGGCAGGCTCGAACCCGTCGCGCTCGGCTGGGTCGACGAAGACGGCGAGGAGATCTCTGGGGCCGTGTTTGTGCGCGCGGATGCTCCACCGCCGCGAATCAAGGTCGACGGTAAGCTCGCCGAGGCGCGCTCGACCTTCGAGAAAGCCTGGTGGGATTCAGGCTGCGAGCTTCGCGACGGCGCCCCGTACCTCTCGCGCTCAGCCCTGCGCGAGTACATGGCGAAGAACGGCAAGAGCGAGAGCTACATCAAGCAGGCGATGAAGCCGAGCGGAGGGAAGTTCATCCAAGCTCTGACCGATGGCGGCATCATCGCAGAGCATGAACACGGGTGGATTGTGTGCGACGATGTAAACGCAAGTGCGTTGCGCATCGCGTCGAAATGATTGGTACCTGAGGGTACCTGATGGGTACCTAGGTACTTAAAGGTACGGGGGCAAAGGCATCTAGATGGGTACCTGAGGGTACCTCTCTTCTTAAGAAGAGGTACCCAGGTACCCTCGCTGATGCGGCGTTTACGAGTACGTGCTACGCTTTGACGCAGCAGAGAGAAGGCGAAGGAAAGATGAAAGCAAAGGTAGGGAAAGAGATTACAGGAAAGGCAAATCCAGCCGACGAGATCGAACGCTGGCCCCTCGACAAGCTCACGCCGTACGCGCGCAACTCCCGCACGCACTCCGACGAGCAGGTGGCGCAACTCGCGGCGTCGATTCGCGAGTGGGGATGGACCACGCCCGTTCTTGTCGACGAAGACGGCGGCATCATCGCGGGCCACGGTCGCGTGCTCGCAGCGCGCCAGCTCGGCATGGTCGAGGTGCCCGTCGTCGTCGCCCGCGGCTGGTCCGACGCGAAGCGCCGCGCCTACGTCATCGCCGATAACAAGCTCGCGCTCAACGCCGGATGGGACGCCGAGATGCTCTCGCTCGAACTCGGCGAACTCGGCGAGCTTGGGTTCGACCTTGACTTGACGGGGTTCTCGGGTGACGAGATCAAGTCGTTCGAGCTCCCGTCGTTCGACCCTGCGAGCGAAGATGACCAGGGCAAGCTCGACGAGCTGGCCCCGAAGTTCGTGACGTGCCCGCACTGTGAAAGGGAGTTCGATGCCCGCAAAGCCTGAGCTTCGCGTCGATTGGGCGAGCGCCGACGCGGTGAAGTACGCTTGCGCGAACTGGCATTACAGCCGCTCGGTGCCCGTTCCGCCGCTCGTGAAGATCGGTGCATGGGAAGACGGCAAGTTCATCGGCGTCGTCGTTTTTTCTCGTGGCGCTACGCCCTCGCTGCTTTCTCCGTTTGGCCTGAGTCAAACGGAGGGATGCGAGCTTACGCGCATCGCGCTGACGAAGCACGAGACGCCGGTGAGCCGCATTGTCCGCCTGGCGATCGCTTTTCTGAAAAAGCACTCGCCGAGCTTGCGCCTGATTGTGTCTTTCGCCGACCCGTCAGAAGGTCATCACGGGGGAATCTATCAGGCTGGAAACTGGGTTTATAACGGCAAGTCGTCGTCGTCGACGGAGTATATCGGGCCAGACGGGAAGCGGTGGCACGCGCGAATGGTGAAAACGAAAGGATGGACGGTCGTTCACGGGGTGCGTCGGAAGACGCTGACGCCAGACCAGTGCGTGAAAGTCGAGAAGCCAGGAAAGCACCGCTACCTCATGCCTCTTGACGCCGAGATGAAAGCGAAGATACTTCCACTCTCGAAGCCGTACCCACGGCGTCATGCGTCCGCTTCCAGCGAGACCGTTGAGCACCCCTCGACGGTAGACGGGGCAGCACCGATCCGGACGCTCAACGATTCAACTGCTAGGGTGTCGTGATGGCCAACGGCAAAGCAGGACGCCCACCGAAGCAACTTACCGACGCTCAGCGCGCCGAAGTCGAGACGCTCGCAGCGTTCCTTTCGACTGAGCAGATGGCCGCATATTTCGGCATGTCGCACGACACGTTCACGGCCATCTGCGAGCGCGAACCTGACATTCTTCGTGCATACAAAAGGGGAAAGAGCAAAGCGATCGGCAAGGTCGCGCAAGGACTCGTGCAGAAAGCTCTCGCGGGCGACACGACTTCGGCCATCTTCTTTTTGAAGACGCAAGCTCGCTGGCGCGAGACGGAGCGTCACGAGATCACCGGCGCGGACGGAGCGCCCATCGAGCTCGCACGCATCGAGCGGGTCATCGTCGACAAGGTGAAGCGTGACGGCGGCGAGTAAGGCGACCAGCGGCAAGGGCTCCCGTTCCTCGCGCCAGGATGCCTCTAAAACGCTCCGCATCGAGACTCCGCGGTGGTTCATGCCTCTGCTCGCTCCGGCGCGTTATAAAGGCGCGTGGGGCGGGCGCGGGTCCGGCAAGAGCCACGCCTTCGCCGAGGCGCTCGTCGAGGCGCATGTGCTCGACCCGAACCGGTCGACGGTGTGCGTGCGCGAGGTGCAGAAGAGCCTGAGCCAGTCGGTCAAGCGCCTCATCGAGGCGAAGATCGAAGCGCTCGGCGTCGGCGCGTACTTCGAGGTTCAGGAGGCCGTCATCAAGTCGCGCAAGGGCGACGGGCGCATCATCTTTCAGGGAATGCAGAACCACACGGCCGACAGCATCAAGAGCCTCGAAGGCTACGACTGCGCATGGTGCGAAGAGGCGCAGAGCCTCTCGCAGCGCTCGCTCGACCTCCTGCGCCCGACGATCCGCAAACCGGGCTCGGAGCTTTGGTTCACCTGGAACCCGAGCCAGTCGACCGACCCGGTAGATGCGCTCCTTCGCGGCGAGCGCTTGCCGCCCGATGCCGTCGTCGTCGGCGTGAACTACGAGGCGAACCCATGGTTCCCCGAGGTGCTGCGCGCCGAGCTGGAGTACGACCGCAAGCGCGACCCCGACAAGTTCCGGCACGTCTGGGCTGGCGAGTACCTGCGCAACAGCGAGCGGCGCGTCTTCAAGAACTGGCGCGTCGAAGAGTTCGAGCCACCGCGCGATGCGGTCATCCGCTTCGGCGCAGACTGGGGCTTCGCCGTCGACCCGACGGTGCTCGTGCGCTGCTACATCGAAGGCCGAACGCTCTACGTCGACCACGAGGCGTACGGCGTCGGCGTTGAGATCGTCGACACGCCCGCGCTCTTCTTGACGGTGCCCGGCTCGGAGACGTGGCCCATCGTCGCCGACTCGGCGCGCCCGGAGACCATCGCGCACATGCGGCGGCACGGCTTCCCGAAGATCATGGCGGCGGTGAAGGGTCCGCGCTCGCTCGAAGAGGGCGTCGAGTGGCTGCGCTCGCACGACATCGTTGTTCACCCGCGCTGCGTGCACCTCATCGACGAGCTGACGCTCTACTCGTACAAGGCCGACCCGCTGACGGGCGCGGTCCTTCCGGTGCTCGACGACCGCGACAACCACGTCATCGACGCCCTGCGCTACGCCTGCGAGGGCGCGCGTCGAGTGCAGGCTGCGAAGCCCGTGCAACTCCAGCCACCGCAACCCGTGGCGCACGCTTGGCGTCGGTGATACGGGGGAGACATGGCCGAGACGAAAGAAGCGAAGCTCGCACGCATTCACGACGAGGCGCTTCGTCGCTTCAACACGATTCAGTTTGCCTTGCAGGACGAGCGTCGTCAGTGCCTCGACGACCGGCGCTTCTACTCGATCGCGGGCGCGCAGTGGGAGGGGCCGCTTCAGCGCCAGTTCGAGAACCGCCCGCGGCTCGAAGTGAACAAGGTCGCGCTCTCGGTCATGCGCATCATCAACGAGTACCGCGCGAACCGCATCACGGTCGACTACGTGCCGAAGGACGGCCGCGAGGCCGACAAGCTCGCCGACCTCTGCGACGGGCTCTATCGCGCCGACGAGCAGGACAGCGTTGCCGACGAAGCCTATGACAACGCCTTCGAGGAAGCCGTCGGCGGCGGCATGGGCGCATGGCGTCTTCGCTCCGTGCTCGAAGACGAGCTCGACCCCGAGAACGAGAAGCAGCGCATCCGCATTGAGCCTATCTTCGACGCTGACACGTCGGTCTACTTCGACCTTGATGCGAAGCGGCAGGACAAGTCGGATGCGCGATACTGCTTCGTCATCTCGTCGATGACGCCCGAGGAGTATGAGGCGCAGTTCGAAGACAACCCGTCGAGCTGGCCGAAGCAGATTTACGAGACGTACTTCGACTGGTGCTCGCCCGACGTGGTGTACATCGCGGAATACTATCGCGTCGAGGAGCGCACGGAGACGCTTCGCGTCTTCCGCCTGCTCGACGGCTCGGAGCAGACCTACACCCGCGCCGACTTCGACGAGGACGAGAACCTCGAGCAGATGCTCGCGTCGACCGGCGCGACCGAGCTTCCGTCGAAGCGCCGCAAGACGCGCCGCGTGCACAAGTACCTGCTATCCGGCGGTCGCGTGCTCGAAGACTTCGGCCTCATCGCAGGCCCGAACATCCCGATCATCGTCACGTACGGTAAGCGCTGGTTCGTCGACAACATCGAGCGATGCATGGGGCACGTCCGCCTCGCGAAGGACGCGCAGCGAATCGCAAACATGCAGCGCTCGAAGCTCGCCGAGATCAGCGCGCTCTCGTCGGTCGAAAAGCCGCTTTTTGATCCCGAGCAGGTCGCGGGCCATCAATGGATGTGGGAGCAGGACAACCTGCGCAACTTCCCGTACCTGCTCTTGAACCGCCTGACGAACCCCGACGGCTCGTCGGCCCCAGCGGGTCCGCTCGGCTACACGAAGCCGCCGCAGGTTCCGCCTGCTCTCGCCGCGCTGATTCAGATCGCCGAGCAGGACATGCGCGACGTGCTCGGCAACGCCGAGGCCGGCGAGCAGGTGCGCGCGAACGTCGCTGCGGAGACGGTCGCCGCCGTTCAGCAGCGCCTCGACATGCAGACGTTCATTTACGTCTCGAACTTCGCCAAAGCCATGAAGCGCTGCGGCGAGGTGTGGCTCGGCATGGCGCGCGAGGTCTACGTCGAAGAGGGCCGCAGCATGAAGACCGTCGACGCCGAAGGCGGCGCGTCTGCCGTCGAGCTCCTTCAACCGACCATCGGCGAGACGGGCACCGTCGAGATGGCGAACGACCTCTCGCGCGCACGCTTCGACGTGAGCGTTGAAGTCGGCCCATCGTCGCAGAGCAAGCGAAGCGCGACGGTGCGCACGCTCACGCCGCTCATCGCGGTGGCCTCTGACCCGCAGACGAAGGCCGTGCTCGAAGCCCTCGCGATGATGAACATCGAGGGCGAGGGCGTCTCCGACGTGCGCGCGTTCTTCCGCAAGAAGCTCGTGCAGATGGGCGCGGTGAAGCCGACCGAGGAAGAGGCGCAGGAGATGGCCGCAGCCGCGCAGAACGCGCAGCCCGACCCGCAAGCGCTCTACCTGCAAGCCGCCGCGCAAGAGGCGCAAGCGAAGGCGATGAAGGCTCAGGCCGACACGCAGCTCGCAATCGCCAACAGCGAGAAGACGAAAGCGGAAACTGTCAAGACCCTTGCATCGGTCAACATTTCCGCACAGGATCAGGCTATCAAGACCGCCGAAGCGATAGCGCGAGCCACTTCCGCGCAACCGCCAACGCAGTCGTAAGGCACCCGGCGAGCCTATCGCCGAGCAGAGGGCACGTGATGGAAGACACCGAAGGAACGACCGAAGAGACGATCGCGATCGAGACGCCAGAGGGCGAGACGCCCGAGGCACCGCAGGCCGACGAGACTACGCCGGAGGCCGCAGCGGCAGACGAGGACGCGATCGACGATGAGGTCGAGGTCAGCATCGGCGACAAGCCAGTGCAGGCCGAGGAGCCGAAGCAATCGGCGCCCGCATGGGTGCGCGAGCTTCGGCGACGAGAGAGGGAGCTTCAGCGCGAAGTGCGCGAGCTTCGAGCCAAGGTACAGACGCCGCAGATCGAGAACCAACCGCCTGCGGTCGGCGCGAAACCCAAGCTCGAAGACCACGACTACGACGCAGAGAAGTTCGAGGTTGCCCTCGCAGGATGGTTCGAGCGGAAGCGGCAGGCTGACGAGTACGCCGCAAAGCAGAAGCAATCCGAGGAGCAGCAGAAGCAGGCATGGCAAGCGCGCCTTGACGCCTACGGGAAAGCGAAAGCCTCCCTCCGCGTGCGCGACTACGACGACGCCGAAGCAAGCGTCACGGAGACGCTCAACGTCACGCAGCAGGGCATCATCGTGAGCGGGTCGGAGAACCCTGCACTCGTCACCTACGCCATCGGCAAAGACCCCGCCAAGCTCAAGGAGCTTGCGGCCATCGCAGACCCCGTGAGGTTCGCCTTCGCGGTCGCCAAGTTGGAGACTCAGCTGAAAGTGAACCCACGCAAACCCGCCGCTGCCCCCGAGGTCATCGTCAAGTCGACGACTCGCCTCGCGGGCGGCTCTCATGATCAAGTACTCGAACGCCTGCGCGAAGAGGCCGACAAGACCGGAGATCTCACGAAGGTCATCGCCTACAAGGCGAAGTTGAAGGCACAAGCGCAGACGAAGTAACGTTTAAGGAATACGACAATGGCAAACTCGTTCAGCAAAGAAGAAAAGGTCGCTTTCGAGCAGCTCCTCGAGGGCTTCAACGACGCGCTCGTGATGAGCCGCAACGTGAACGTCTACAACTACAACCAGACCGACGCGGCCCGCACGACCGCGATGCCGACGAGCGTCTCGCCGAACTACGGAACGGTCTGGCGTCCGCAGCCGTACATCATGCCGAGCGTGACGAGCGTCCCCGGCACCCCGGTCACGTTCTCGGACAAGACGCAGCTCACCGTCCCGGCGAGCATCACGAACCTCAAGACCGTCGCTTGGGGCATGACCTCCGTCGAGCTCCGCGACGCGCTTCAAGAGGGCCGTCTCGCTCAGGGCGCGAACCAGAAGCTCGCCTCCGACATCAACGTCGCGGTGATGCAGACGGCGACCGCTCTCGGCTCGCTCGTCGTCACGACGGGCACCCCGGCGGGCTCGTTCGACGACATCGCGCTCTGCGACTCGCTCATGAACGAGACCGGCGTCCCAGGCGATTCGCGCTACCTCTCGCTCTCCTCGCGCAGCTACAACGGCCTCGCGGGCAACGTCGTCGGAACGACTCGCTCCTTCGGCACGAACAACCGCTCTGACAAGGCATTTGAACGCGCTTACGTCGGCATGGTGTCGTCGTTCGAGACGTACAAGCAGGACTACGCGCTTCGTAAGACCGCGTACGCGGGCGGCGTGATCACGGTCAACACGCTCAACGCTGGCGGCAACGTCAACTACGTTCCGCTTGCGACGAACACCGGCGTCGCCGGCATCCTCAA